TATGGCATCACGTTCTCCGTGGTTCATAATGTTCGCAACTTGTTACAGGACACCACCCACGGCATAAACCTGATGGGCTGGCGTTCCATACATCGTGCGTGTACGCACCCTCAAGGCGCTGCACTTCTGGCAACCAATCCATCCACATCGTCGGTGCATCGTCTGCTACGTACTTGGTGGGTACTAATTTATCTTCTTGGCAAAACAACAACCCCGCCTTGACGGACTTCACGTGCGGGTAGAGCTTGAACACAGCTAAGGACATCAGGTGCAACTGGCTGCTGTCGGCGTTCTTTGATTTGCCAAACTTATAATCAATCATACGCGCCGTGCCCTTCTCGTGGTTGATAATCAGCAAATCAACTGCACCACGCAACCACACATCCTTGGCAAAGAACCCTGTTGGCTCCATCGCCGCAGTCAGACCAAACTTCAACTCGCACAGCTTCTCACCCTCAATGGCTTTTAAGCGGTCTAGTTGCTCTTGCATATACCTATACTGCGTTGACAGCGGCTTGCCTTCTTTAATGTACAACTCAGCCGCTTTATGCGCTGCGATACCATACAGCATGATCTGCGAGGGTGATTCTTTTACATCTTTAACAACTTTCAGGTGGTAGTATTTTTTAGGACAAGACTGAAAAGTTTTAAGTGCAGAATACGACCATGTTACTGCTTTGTCCATATCAACAATCCGCTAGGGTTTTGCCAAATTTAACTGAGGCGTTTAAGGGTATATCTGGCATCCACTTCGGTGCTTTGCACATCTCAGTATACACAAAGGCTTTTGCTGCCTCAACATCTTTGTCAAGCGCAAGGATGTAATCCGCATCGTGAATGGTGAGCAGTGTGGGGTAACGCTTATCAATGCGGATCATGCTCTCACCGATGACACAACGCGCGAGCGATTGCACCACACCCTGAAAGAACTTAGCCCCGTAGATAAACTCCTGCCCCTTGCGCGTGGTGTACGCCCAATTGGTCTTGCCATCCTTGGTCACACGGCATAGTTTTGGATAGCGCAGAATTAACTCAGAGGGTAGCCGTACCCCTTTTTCGCCCAAGATTTGTACAAGCCCCTGCCTACCATACGCCATCCGCCTATTTTGTTGCACTGCAGTAAGCGCACGCTCGCCATGATCCCATGCGGCCTTTACATGGGCATACTCTTGTCGGTACAGGTCAACGATACGTTGGCTCTCTGCCTCACCGATGTCCACCTTTGAACCAGACTTAATCGCCGCGCGTAGTTTTTTAGCCCCGACCCCGTAAATTAAGGATAGTTGCGAGGTCTTGCCGATGAACCGCTGATCGTCTGTCACCTCATCGTAGGGCACACCGAACACGGTTGAGGCAAAGTCCTTGTACAGGTCACGCCCATCGCCCAAGGCACGCAGTTTATCCATCTGCCCAGCCAGCCATAGCCCTACACGCAGCTCGATGTTGGATAAGTCAGCGCCCACGATGGTGTAGCCCTCAGGCGCACGGATGGCTTGCTTGATCTTAGATTTGCGTGGCAGGTTTTGCAAGTTCACGCTGTCAGCGCCCGACCAACGGTATGTTCGTGCACCCGCATAACGCAGGGGTATAGCCAGTTTGCCGCGCTTGCCCATGCCGATAAACCGCTCAGTGCGCGTCTCCTCTAGGGTTGATTTAAGCCCAAGCCGCGCTGCGCACACCGTCTGCACCCGCTCGTCATCGTGCTCCAGCAGGGCGCGAAACCCCTCATCGGTCTTGGCAAAAGCAAAGGTAGACTTACCTGTGGCGGGGCTTAGTTTAGTGGGGGCGGTCACCCCTAGCCCCTCTAGCATGGCGGCAAACTGCGCACTGGATCGTAGGGCTTTCTGCACCTGCTCGTGGTCTGTGCCTTCGACAAGGGCAACCGCTGCCAGATCGTCACGCCCGACCGCTGCGAGGGTGTTAATCAGGTGCATACGCTTCGCCTCTTTGACCTCGACCAAATGTGCGTTGAGCATGTCGATGTCAAGCTCCAGCAGGGGGCGGGTAAACATCCTTATGGTCATGTCGATGAGCTTGAGTTCGGGCTTAGGAAAGCCCTCGGCCATCATGAGATGAAAGATGCTGTGCGTCAGGTCTACATCGTTGATGCAGTAGTTACCATAGGCGGCAAACTCAGCAGGGGTGAAGTCCTCGGCGTGCTTGCCCTTGGCATCGTTGACCTCGGTACCTTTTGCGCCCACCCCATACGCCAGCGACATGTTAGCTAGCGACACACTAGCATCCACACCCAAAGCCGCACGCCCCATGCTCTGGGTGTCCATAATGATCTTAGGGTGGATGTTGTACCTGAACGCCAGTATGCCCGCATCAAACGCTGCGTTGTGCGCCACAAGCGCGGTGCGCCCCCAATCAATCGCATCAAGTGCCTCAATGACATCAGCCTCATCGTGCCCAGAGACCCACACGGTAGGCTCGTCGTTGCGCTTGTAGGCAAAACCGATTGGTTCAAACTGAATATCGTTGATGTACGCCTCCGTAGTCAGCTTTGATAGGCTGTACTGTTGGTCGTAGTACGTTTCAAAATCGAGCACAACTATGTCCATATAAATTCCACATCCATGATGTTGGTCTCGTTGATGATTAAGGCGATACCGCCCGCCTTGTTGATTTTGTGCAGTTCAATGTCTTGCAGGGATGTGGTTGTGTTATCGCCAGCCTTGCACTCGATGGCAAAAAACTTACCATCGCAGCACCCCACGATGTCAGGCACACCAGAGCGACCATACCCACCTGTGGCGGGCATGAAGTAGTACACACTGGCTGCGTCTAGCATGCGCCTGACCTTCGCCTTAACCTTACCCTCAGGCGTTAAGGCCACGTGCTTCTCCTTGACGCATTTTATAGAGCGCATCCCACAGGCGGTTAGCCAGTTCTTGTTGCAACTCTTTTGAGGGCGGCTCGTTGTCAGCGGCGTGGATGAGTTCTTTGTCCGTGAGTGTTCTGTAGATCATAGTTGTTCCTTAGTTTTACGTGGTTTTTTAACTGCTGCAATACCCACCTCGGGTACGTTGTCGGCGTACTTCGCTTCGATCATTGCGTCAGCCATTAAATACGCCTCTCTAGCTGTGTTGGCGTACGAACTAGCAATTCTTGCTGTATACCCTTGCATATACAGCCCCGCAAACAAGTCGCGCAGGTCTTCATCATTCATCACGTTGCTCCTTCAACACCTCAAGCAACTTCTCAAGGTAGTGCACACCCTTGCCGATTTCTTGTGCTGCTTCATCCTTCGCGCCCATGCGCATGATGTACTTCAACGCACCGCCTCTATAGTAGCCAATGCGTTGATACAACGGCCAAGTATCGACCACATCCCAAGGCTCAACGCCCATGTTCTTGTAGTGATCGCCGCCAACTTGCTGCTCGTTAGCGCGTGGCTTCTTAGCTAGTTGCGATTGGTGCTTGAGGCTTTCGATGCGCTCTTGTTGGTGTTCTTCTATGTACTGTTTAAGTGTGTCGTGGTTCATATCGGGTTCCTTAACCATGCTGCTGCCTCATCAGGGCGGGGGATAAATGTTAGCTTGCCATTGCTATCTACAGGTTCTTTTGCATCATCGCCATCGCCCCAATGCCATACCTTTGACAACTTACCACGTCTGCTTAACTCATAACTGCCAATGTGAATCTTGTTGGTTGTGTACAGGGTTTTGATTGAGTTGCGAACATGCTTTATATCTTTACCTGTTAGCACAACCAACGCACTCACCGTAGCCTTGCCGCATTTCTGTAAAGCCCGACCCACGGTTATGTTTTTTGGTATTACATATTGCGGTATCTCACTCATCTTTTAATTTCTCCTCTAAGTATTCAATGACGCCTTTCATCTTTATCCCACGAATGTGCGCCACCTCTAACTCACGACTATCCTTTGCTCGCGCAGTCCATTCGTCCATCCATTGTTTATGCAAATCCGCATTCTCCGCTTTCAAAGTTGTTATTTCAAGTTTTGCGGCGCGTAACTGTGCTGCTACTGACTGTTTTTTAATTGCCATTTTTCTCTCTCCCCATGTCAAGCACCGCTGCACGATACCCCAGCGCAAACACTCTGAGCATTGTCATTTGACTCAGTTCGGCATTGCTTAACTCACGCATCACTTCACAGGCTCGGTTGTGTGCGTGTTGACGCAACGCAGTTTCTTTATCTGTCTGCTGCTTGCGCTCAATTTCTTGCCATGCTTCATCTTCAGTCATTCTTTTCCCCTAGTGTCACTGTATAGTCTTGATGCTCAAACTGCGCCGTGGTTTGATACCCCATCAGCTTATCGGCTAACTCAAACGCTCGTGGAATTACTACATCATCCCAAGTCTTGCCCTCAGGTATCGGTACTTGCCAATCACCCGCACACATCCCTGCAAGTATCTGTGTTGCTATCTCTAAGCGTGTCATTCTTCCACCCCATCAATCCATTTATCTAGCTTGTCGTGCATCTCTTTGCGACGAGCCTCTGCAATAGTCATGTCTTTACCGCCGACGATGACTTCTATAATATTTGCCATTTCATCTTTAAACTGCTCACCCTTTTTAAACATGATTTCATTGGGCGTTGTGCCGATTGTAAAAACCATGCCTTTTAAATTGATTGCTGATTCGACTTTCATGTGTTTTCCTTTATCTCAAGTTCAAGCACCATAGCTTGATGTTCCTCGCTGTAGTAATACCCAACTACCTCGCACTCATCTGACCCGACATACACAAGCATATTCTTTTGCATGGCTTCTGCAACTTTATACACAGGCTGATTCGGGCTGCTGTCACCTTCAAATACTACAAAGTCAATTGGTTTAATGCTCATGTGTTCTTCTCCTTGAGTTTTGACTCCAACTCCTTAACCTTAGCCATATGCTCACGCAGCGACTCTTGCGTAGCTGCGAGTAAATCCCAATCTTGCTCAGGCTGTGCGACTGGCTCACCAAAATTATTCGGGTCAACGGGTATTGACCACTTAACAATGTGTGACTCAGGCGTATCAAACCTATGCTCAGGCTGTGCGAGTGCAGATTCAAGGGCGTACATAACTGGGTTTAAATAAACGCATCCGTGTTCATGGTGCGTCAAATGAAGTTTCAGAGCATCCAACGCTTGCTGCATAATTTCACGGTCAGTCATGCTTCACCTCATCGAGTGCGTAAAGGGCGGTGTTCAAATGCGGGTGTGTTGTATTGTTAAACAGCACCCCTTTGCTATCCATGTACGCCACAGGCTTCAACGCTTTCAACTCACGGGCTGCGGCGAGTGCTTCTTTACCAACGTCATAAAAGCTAGGCGTAAACGCAATATATTTTTCTAACGCTTGAATAATTAAATCCAATCTATCGACTGTCTGGTTGTCTGTCATTTTTACACCTCAATTTAAATTCTATGGCACGAGCAAAGTCTGCAAAAGAAACGCCGTTGGTTTTATCCCATGCAGTATAAATACGGGCTATTTCAAGGTCTGTTAAGCAACACCATTCTTGCTTAAATTGCACAATTGCGTGTTGTAACGCCTCAATAGTTTTTGCTTTGTTAGACCATTCCGAATCGTGTGGAAACTCAAGAGCATCCAACGCCTGTTGTAACAACTTAAAGTCAGTCATTGTTGTTCCTTAAAAAATCAATAACTGCATAAACAGTAAGACCAAGCAGACCAATCATCACAGTAGTAAACAAAATTAAAACGGCTGTGTTCATATCGCCCCCGTAAGTTTTAAAATAACAAAGCAAGTCAACATCCCGACAATCCAACCGAGCATAAAAGGGTCATCGTTCATTTTTTATTCCTCGCTAAGATGTTCCAACACTCAACCAACGCATCAGAGGCATCTTCAATGTAATCAAAATCTGCTTCAAGGTTTAAGCTCATTGCACAATGCTCGTCATGTGTTTGAGTGCAAGTCACATAGAGCGTCTGCCATGCGTGACCATACATTTCAGATGCTCCTGTTGAATCTAGCTTAACTGGGCTGTTGCAGACGGGGCAGGGTAGTAGTGTCATTTATCGCTCCTTGCTCTAATTGATGATGCACAATCCCATGGGTCTAAAAGTGATTGGTTGGTTTGCCTGTTACCCATTTCAGTACACAACTTCGCACAAGCCTCACGCTCATCAGCACGACCTTGCTCATATAAGTCTTCAATATGCTGAATCAACTTGATTATGTTAATGTCTGAATCTAATGCTGACCTATTGCAGGCAGTTTGCATTTTTCGTATCCAGTTTTCTATTTGTTCGTCAATCATTTCTCACTCCTTGCTCTGATTGCTGCGGCGCAATCCCACGGGTCTAATAACGATTGATTGGTCTGCTTCTCGCCCATGTCCTCAAGCAACTTCGCACAAACTTCACGCTCGTCAGCACGAACAAGTTTGGCAAAGCGTTCAAGGTCAAACTTTTTGAACCAGAGCAATATTCCGGCTGCGCCGTCTGCATTTACATCTTCAGTACACATAAGTCCTGCCTGTTCAGCCAACTCTTTTATTCGCTTGTCCATGTCTCACCCTTGTTCCATAAATTAAATTGTTGACGCAGCCTAGCCACTTCTTCTGCGCTTTTAAGAAGCCCCTCTTTCAATACCTCGTTCAACGCTTGTAAATCCCGTATGTACTGCGCTGCTTCGGCTTGCTCTTGGTGCGTCATGAAGTAACCATTTTCCAAGTTACGCAGTATTTGTTCAGGGCTTAGTGGGTTCATATCGCCCCCGTAAAACTCAAGACAAGAAAGGCGGTAAAAATTCCGATGATGTAGCCAAGCACCATGTAATCAAATTTATCGTTCATATCGCCCCTGCAATCTTAGTTAAACTTTTTGCAATCGAAAGTGTGTTATCGGCAATGCAAAATAACCACAATGCAATTAAAAATATCAAAAAGGTTCTCATAGCATCACCCTCAGTATCAACACAACCACAACGTAGAAGTATCCAACCCACTCAATCACTTCGCTTGATGTATTCATGCGAACACCCCGTAGCACCAACAAAAGTACAGCGTGACAACTGCACACGCAGCGCAGATAGCCAACTTGGTTTTCCACAGGCTTGCAACACCTGTACCTAGTAGGCAGGACTGCAACGCCATGCCATAGTTATCTAGCCTTGGGTTCTTGCCTGAGTACCAGCCATTCGTTTGCCTGCGCTCAAACCATTTGGGTTCGTAATTGCAACCGATCTTGACTTTGCATTTCATGTTAGTGAACTCCTTGGTCATCTGCAGGGGTAATAAGCGCGGTGTACCCATCAAAGGTGTACATCACAGCCTCAAGAAAAAACTGCCGATCTACGTTGTTGTGTACTGCGAGCACGACTGCCAAACTGTTGATAGCAGACAGCGCGACATTCACAGACTCGTCTGTAGACTCAGGGTCAAACGCACGAACAACGGCGTGCAACTCTTTGTATAAGTCACCAACGCGTGTGTCAAATTTTGTATCCATTGTGTGGCCTTTAGGATAGTAGCTAAAGAGAAAAGCATCCTCATACAGGTATGAGGATGCGCTAGGGTTACCGTGTGTACAGCCTGTCTAAGTCAGCGGTAAAGTCGTGAAAGTCCTGCCATGCTGCCGCAAACGTATCGCGCTCGATTGAGTAGCCGCCGGGGTCGTACTCAGGATTACCATTCTTTTGTACTATGTACTTGTCTTGGGTTTGCCTAGCTTCAGCAAACACACCATGTGGTGTGCGCACAAGCGTACCTGCGGGGCGAAAGAACAGGTTGTACGAATCATCGGGGTAATCGGGCAGTTTAAATTTAGCAAGAAACTCTGACATAGTTATTCCTTTGTTTGTGTGTTGTGCATCCTCATACGGGTATGAGGATGCGATAGGGTTACTGCACGCGCATGATTTCTACGACACCGTTGATGACAGCTGTGATAACAGAGCCATCACCATAGGTCTTGCCGCCTAGCGAACTCGCCACACTACGCACGCGCTGCACGTCAAGCGTCTGAGGTGTGAACGACAGCACATCACCCACCTGCATCTTGTCTACCCCTTGCTCGCGGCAGTAGTTGGTGTACGCACCATGCGGTGCAGTAGCGGCACTGCGCTTAGCCTTAGCGGGCTTAGCGGGCATGAGTTGCAAATCCCCATGCACGATAGGCTCAAGGTCTGGCAGCTTGATGATGTACTCAGCCTTGAGTGCTGTGAGTAAACCGATTGCGCGTGATAAAGCTGTAGCTGTAACTGATTTAGATGTGTCCACGTTAATTCCATTAGTTGTGTTTAATTACTTGTTTTTGATTTGAATATCGTTTGTACTGCTATCTATTTACAATGTCAACACCTCCATAGCAAAAAGAAATAAGCCTAGCCCAACTGCCATCACAACTAGGGTGTCTATGATTTCCTTAATGATGCTCACAGTAGTATCCCCTCTGCTGCAAGCAGCGTAATGACACGGTGGTACTCATCACCCGACCACATGGCATGGATACCCACGGCAAGCAGCACGCCTGTTTCATCCATGTACACGATGTTCTCAGGGTTAAACACACGGGTCTGTGTCTTACCCTTACTAAAAAACTCTGCTGCAATTAACATTCAATATCCCCATTCATATAAGGTGTAGTGCACTGCGGCGGGAAGTCAACCACGATTGGTTGCTCATCCTCCTCATCCTTCTCATCCTCCTCCTCGACATCTGTAATACCGTTGAACTCGTTCCACATCTCGCGGTCGAGCTTGACCCATACCTCATCGTCAAACACCTGCACGACATCCGCGTCTTCTAGCATATCAAACGCTAGTGTTACCTTTTCTTGGTCAGTCATAAATCCTCCTAGTGTGCGTACTCAGCGCACGTGGTTGTTACAATCTGCTCGTCGAGCAGGTCTACGTAAAACTTATTGAGTGCATCGTCTACGCTCGACACATCCCACGCATTGTCAATCGCCTTGCGTGTTGCTTTGAGTAGGTCACGGCTAGGCTTGGCGTTCCAGATGCGCTTGTAAATAATGTCGGCATCCTCGGGCATGACAGCCTCTGCGGTCATCCACATTAACTCGTCATAGTGGCCGTCCTCGGCATCGCACACAGCATCGTATGCAAAGGCTAGGTAGTCTTGAATGTCATCCCACCAGTCGTAGCTTGGGCTGTCCTTGGACTTACCCGTAGGCTTTTTACCTGCACCCCACCAGTCATCATCGGAAGCAGTCGTGCCCGTCTTAGGTTGGGGGCGATACCACGTACCCACGTCGTAGGCTGCTTGGTTGCTGTAGTACGTAGGCAGCGGCTCTTTGACGCTTGGGTCACGCTCGGTAGGCAGGGCATCCCAGTCGATGCTAACCGCCCGTTCCATCAGATCGAATAAGTGCTGAATGTTGAGCGATTCCTTGGTCGTATGCTCGTGCATATAGCCCACGCTCACGTTGGTGCACTCAGGAATGATGTCAACAAACTCGGCTGTGTCGGTATACACACCGCCATCATCGGGGGCGTACATGAGCCAGTCGTTAGATAACTTGTCGCTGAGTGCGTCAGCAAACGCATCAGAGCAGCACCTACCCCACCCTTGGTGCGAGATGACAGACGATGTACCCTTGCGGTCAAAGGCAATCGCGCGGTCAAACTCTGCGAGTAAGTGTGGGTACGTCTTGACTAGGTGTGCTGCACCGATGCCGCCACGTTCCTCGCCACGTGTAAAGATATAGTACGCAGGGACACGATTGTGGATGAGGTGCAGCAGCACAAGCACACCTGCACCATCGTCAGCACCCAAGCAGGTAGCCACCGTGTCGGTGAGGTCACACGTCATCATGTGAGCGTTAATCATGGGCTGTTGGCGACCATCGGTACGATGCACAGTATCGGTGTGTGCAACGAACAGCGTGCGATTAGTATTGCTCTCACGCAGGTCGAGGTGTGTATTACCCGCAGCATCTTTCCACGTGTAGGGTATGGTGTCGATGTAGCGATCCTCGAACCACTGTTGCCCTGCGCCACCCTCGGGGCGCATATAAGAAAAGAATTGTGATACGAAAGCCAAGCGTTCTTTAGTAATGTTCATGGTAATTCCTTTGTGTGTTTGTGTAAGAAATGGGTACGGATACATAGTGTTCATCCTCATACGTGTATGAGGTTAAGCGTACAGCTTGTCGATAAACTGCGTGACGTGATGGCAGTGCAACTCAACACCGTGGAATAGTGCGGTACACACCGAATCGTAGGAGAACGTGCGGTCGGCCTCCTCGACTGCATCGGGCAACTCATCCTCGTGATACAGCTTGCCATCTGCGCCTGTCCAACTCTGGGCGTAGTAGTCGCTACCCGTATCGGTTGAGTACCATTGGTCAGTACCCGCGCACTGCCAGCAGTCCGACTTGTACGCCCAGACCCCATTATCCGCATCGAGGCATACGAAATCGCCATTGTGAATGTCGTCGTTGTGCACCCACTCGCCTGTCTCAAGCACAGTGCAGTCATCCATGTCATGGTACTCATCGCCATGCTCGCAGAACACGATGTTGTTGTCGCTCAGGTAGTTGGAATCGTAGTACTCATAGCCCACGCTTATCACGTCATCATCGGACACGTAGTACTGGTGACCATTGCGACCATACGCATAGGTATACCCACTTGAGCAGTCATCGCACACATGGTGATCCTCATGGTAGCCGACATACGTGCCATCGCCATCATCGAAGTAGTCACCGCACTCATCGCATGAGCAACGATTCGCACCGCCACTGGCGTAGCCGTTAGTGTTATCGCCATCCCACTCACCGTCACCATCAAGCACAAGGCAGTCGCTATCCTCACGGCACGTGGTGCAACCACCGTCAATGTATGGCAGCACAAGCTCACCGCCGCACCGTATGGCAGCCAACTGCGCACCCCACGGCCACTCGCTCTCGTGGGTATAGCCCCGTTCCTCAAGCCATGCGTTCATCCCCTCATCGCTATGCGAGTAGCCGTTCTCATTGGTGCGGTATGAGCGCACAAACATCTTGCGACCGTTGTGCTCTAGGCACAGGCAACGACCCACGATGCTGTCACCCTCACGGCGCACAGCCATGTGCCACCCGTACTTGGGGTCGTAGACGTTATACGGGTGAGTCCTGAAGCCACCCTGCATACACGACCTCGGCCCGTTTTGCACCGCATCAATCATTTCTTGCAGGTTGTGAGTAATGGTAACCTCAGCAACACTTAGCATGACCATATCGCGCAGTACGTGGTCGGGGATGTCGGGGGCGTGGCGCTTGATGTACTTGCCTAGGGTCGTGACGGTTTGCCTATCGGCAACACCTTTGGCCTCGTTCTCGGTGAACGCAATCTTGGTGGCATCAAGGTCAGCCACGTGTGGGTACTCTAAGATCATCTCGCGCCAGTCGGTTAGCCATTGGGCTTGCTCAGGGTTTTGCAGCATCTTGCAAATGGTTGGGTGCATGGCTGAGCGTTGCATCTCACGGCTATACCACTCGCGGGACTTGCGGAAAATCTGCATCATGCGGTCAACGGCGTCGTAGGTGTCCTTATAGTAGCGGGTAATGTGGTACGCCCCGGTGAGGTGGATGGGTGTAAATGTCAGATCGTTGAACGAGCGCTCGACTGCAAACGTGCCTTGCAAGTGCACAGGGTTGGCGGTGGTGTTGTACTCAGGGGTGCGGTGGTCGATACGTGCCATGATATTTCCTTTGTTTATGTGTGTAGTGGTTGGTACTGCGGGTTTGTTACCCTGCTCATCGCAGGTGGTTTGTTTCATCCTCATACCGGTATGAGGATGTCGTGCTTGGTTGGTTAGGGTTAGCCGTTGATGAGCAACTCGACGCCGCACAGCACGCCATCATCATCGAACGTAAACGCCACGTTATGTGGCAGGTCTGCACTACTGAACACCACGCGCCCATCTTTAAAGATCACGCGCTTAGTGTGGTCATCGGTTGCAAGTGCCGCGTTAAACTCTGCAACAAGTGAAACGGCAGGTGAGTCACGAAAGTGCGAGGTCAGTTGTGTGGCAGGTGCAGCGATTTCTACTGTGGTTGTTGCGGTCGTTGTTTGCATGGTATTTCCTTAGTTGGTTAGGTGGTACGTTTCATCCTCATACCGGTATGAGGATCGGAAGCCGCTGTGCGGCGGGGTGGTTGTTTGCACTTCTTTGACTACCCCTCCATTGTAGACGATGCACTTTACTATGTCAAGTACTATTTTGTGTCGATCGCCTTTAGGATCAAGTACTTAGATCGCTGTGAACCCTGCCTTGAACGGATGGGGAAAGCCCACGCGTTGCAGGTGTGCAAATAGCGTTTCAAGGTACAGGTCGTGTGCCACACGTACTTCGGCAGCGGTGTAGCTTGGGTTACGCTCGGCTGCGGTCGTGTGCCATGCACCTAGGTCATCTTCCCAGATGTTGGGGTTCCACGGCTGCAAGTACATCGGTGGTTTGGGGGCAGGGGGTCTGCCGATTGGTCGCTTGGTGCTGCTGCCTTGGATAGTTCCTAAGTGTTTACGCAACACCACACTGATGTGGTTGGACAGGGTGCGCATCTCGTAGGTAGCCTGCGCGCGCAGCGCATCCCACTCATCTTGGGTTAGCTGTATGCGTTCGCGTTGCGTCACGAGTGCATCGGCAGGGTCGCGGGTAGTGGCAGATGTCTTGGGTTTGAACGACCAATCGGTATTAAATCGCACGCACTCCTCTGCCATCGCGTTGCGTAAGCCTCGCAGGTAAGAGCGTTTTTCTGCAAGGTCGGCTTCGTATTTAGCCTTGCGTGCAGCGTCTTCTTCGGGGGTTGTGGGGCGATACTTGCTGACATCGCCCATGTCGGATTTGATTTTGGCGATTACATCGGTGAGATTTTCCATGATTAGCAGGCCTGTTTGAGGGGGTTTGGTGAGGGTTTGATGGATTCTAGCACGGTTTTGGTGACGGTTTGGGTCACTTCTGACCCAATTCGGTGAGGATTGGCAAGGGCGGGATTGGGGTTTTTTGGTGTTTTTGGGGTGAAATCTTGGAACATAAGTTGTTATGGTTGTTATTGTGGTGCTGCGTTTTTATGGTGAGTGTGACGGGATGTATTGACAGTGTAAAGTGGCTGGAACATGGCTAGATTGAGTGTTTATGCGGGTCTTGGGGGTGTTTCAGTGGCCGTGTTCCGATGTTCCAGAGCTTTTACAATGAACGCCAAAAAAAGACCTAATTAAGTGTAGACTTATTTAGCTGCGCCACAGGAACGCCATCGTGCGAGTGCCAGAACAGACTAACCACTACTACTACTATAAATATAATAAATATAATAATAATAATAGAAAGAAAAAGACCTGCTTTTCCCTTGTCACTGTGCTGCGTTGTGCTGCCACAAACGCATTGTGCTGCTCTATTGTCATGGTTGCCGTGTTCCAGAACATCCCAGAACACGCTGGAACACTGGAACACGCTTGGTGGTATTTCTTAGTGTTCATTTTAGGGTGCTGCTGCCTCGTGCTGCGTGGTGCTGCTGCCTCTTTAGGATAGTACCTTTGCGCGTGCACGTGCGTGCATGGCGTGTCGGTTGGGGTCGCGCCTCGATCCTCATACAGGTATGAGGATAAGGAAAACTTAGGGGTTTTTTGAACCAAAAAAAACCCTGCCACGTGGCAGGGTCAAAGGGTCGCGACCCCTAGGGGTCGCAGGGTTTACGCTGCTTTGCGCTTTTTGGGCGCTGCGGGTTTGGTCGCGGGCGCTGCTGCTGCGGGTTTGGCTTCGGGCGCAGGTGTCCACGTATCGCCCCAAATCGTCACGAGTTTAGCAAGCGCAGGGTTTAAGACTAGCACCTGATTCCAAGTTTCCTGCGTGCACGCTGCGCGCACCGCGCAGAGCGCTTTGCCGATCTCGCGCTGCGCGTGCGCGGGTTGCGTGATGCTGTTGGGCTTGACGATCGACAACGTAGGCACTAGGGGTGTTACTGGCGTGCTAGGCGTGGCGGTAGGGGTCGCGCTTGTGGTCGCGGTAGGCGTGGCGCTTGTGGCGCTTGTGGTCGCGGTAGGCGTGGCGCTTGTGGCGCTTGTGGCGCTTGTGGCGCTTGTGGTCGCGCTTGCGTCAGCGGGTCGCGCTGCTGCTTTGGTCGCTGCGACTTTGGCGCGTGCCTTTTCGCGTGCGGTATTGAAACAAAATTTAGTGCCCTCGTTGATTGACTTCCGCACTTCCGCCATGTAGTTGTCGCGGGTCGCTGCGCTTAGGGGTTTGCCACTCGCAGTTTTTGCAGCATCGAACGTGGCTTTGAATTTCAGCGCGAGTGAACACGACTGCTTGACTGTGCCCATTTTCACTTTTAGTTTGCGAATTTTGTTCACTTCCGCTTGGATCGTTTCGGGCGCGGCTGCGACCGTTGACATTGTGGTTGCGATAATGCCAATTGATGCGAGCGCGGCAGTACTTGTATTCACTGTGCGAGCAATAGTTTTGAGTGACTTAGACATGATGTATTTCCTTTGTGTGTTTACTTGTTTCCCCCTAGCTGAATTGCTAGAGAACCTCTAGTATATTCGGGATTACTTTACATTGTCAAGTGCCCTATGTACGCAAGGCAAAAAATAATCCTCTCAAATCCTCGCAGCATCCTCATACCGGTATGAGGATAAGTAATCCTTAGGCCTGGTTGTACGCGCGTCACGCACGCGCCCACGTCACGTCACGTCACGCCACGCGCACGCGCCCGCATCACGCCACGCGCATACACTGGCGATCCCTTTACGCGCCCGCTCGCGCGACTCATACGCGCACGTCACGCCACGCGCCCGTCACGCGCGTACCGCTCGCTGCACTAGGTCGATGATGGCCTCGCGGTATGCCACGCGCAGCTTATACGCGCCCGCGCACGATTTTTACGCGTGACACGCGCCCGCGTTACGCCACGCGCGCCCGCGATGGCCGACCCCACCGCCCCCCGACCCGCCTCTAGGCCGTTGAGCCTTCCTTCCGCCATGCACTGTGTTTTAGAGGAACGAAGACCAAAATCTCCTAAGTTACTCTGAGACCCCCCCCCCTTCTTTTTTATCCGACCCCAATTTTTATTTTTTCTAAAAATTTTGCTATACTTTGACCACAACGCCTTAAGAGGTGCGTAGTGCATATATCGCTTACTCCTGAGCTTAGTACGCCGGTAGGACACGGGATTACAAAACCCGCCGATGTCCATACCGCAGCTCGCGCTATGTTTAGTTCCGCACAGTTCGTTGCGGAATTTGGTGACCCCGAACCCGTTACAAAATCTGACATTGGCATTGCTCGTGATGTACTACGTGACTTCGCCGCCCCCGCCGATGTGCAACGCTCAGCCACTGCGGTGTACCTGCGCTCCTTACTTGCAGAGTATGACCACGAGGTGGTCGAGACTGCTGTGCAAATTCGTCAGTTTGTGACCAACAGCCTAATAGAAGAAGCCGCCCCCGGAAACAAAAACCGCATTAGGGCACTTGAACTGCTAGGCAAGATCAGCGAAGTCGGACTATTTACGGAGCGCACAGAAATTACCGTGCGCCATCAGTCTGCCGCTGAACTAGAAACCAAGGTGCGCGATAAGCTTGCCAAACTTATGGGCATGAGTGCCTCACAACCAATTGAAGATGCCGTAGTGCGCAATGCTGACTGAGTACGAACTCAACGCATTGCACGCTAACCTTCACCTGCTCAAGGCGGAAGAACTAACAGAAGTCTTAACTGCCCTTGAAGAGCTTGAGCGCCGCCGTGCCGCGCAACTTTGCCATGATGACTTAATTGAGTTCTGCAAAGCAATGGACCCTAACTTTAAGGTAGGGCGGCACACGCGCAGACTAGGTGATTTGCTTATGCGCATGGAACGTGGCGAAGAAGATCGTATTGGGGTCAGTATGCCCCCACGTCACGGCAAGTCGCAGATGGTGTCTATATACTTTCCGGCGTGGTATCTAGGTAGAAACCCTGATAAGAAAGTGCTGATGGTCTCGCACACGGGTGACTTGGCTGTGGACTTCGGGCGTAAGGTGCGTAATATTGTTGACTGTGATGCGTACAAAGAGATATTTCCGGCGGTGACCCTTGCGGCTGACTCAAAAAGCGCGGGGCGGTGGAACACTAACATGGGTGGCGAGTATTTTGCTTGCGGTGTTGGGTCAGCACTCGCTGGTCGAGGTGCGCACTTCCTGATTGTTGATGATCCGTTTTCTGAACAAGATGTGTTGGGTGGGAATTATGACGTTTTTGATCGGGTGTATGAATGGTTTACGTACGGCGCGAGAACGCGTCTTATGCCACAGGGCAAAGTGGCTATTGTGCACACAAGGTGGCATCCGAATGACCTGATTGGCAAGCTTGCCAAAGATATGTCGCGCACAGATTTGGCCGATCAATACGAATTATTTGAGTTTCCGGCTATTTTTAATGAAAATACGCCCGAAGAAAAGGCGTTATGGCCTGAATTTTATGATTTAGAGGCGTTGCACCGCACAAAAGCCTCGATGCCATTGTTTCAGTGGAATGCGCAGTACCAACAGAACCCCACAGCCGAGGAAGGTGCGCTTGTTAAGCGTGAATGGTGGCGTAAATGGGAGCAAGATGACGCACCGTCGTGCGAATACATCATTATGGCGCTTGACGCTGCGGCTGAAACGAACAACCGGGCTGACTTTACCGCTATTTTGACATGGGGTGTGTTTAATGACCCCCGCTTTACCGAAGATGCAACCCATATCATCCTATTAAATGCCATCAATGTGCGTGTTGAGTTTCCTGAGCTTAAGGAACTCGCGTTGCGTGAGTACAAAGAGTGGCAACCTGACACATTTATCGTTGAAAAGAAGTCTTCTGGCACGCCGTTGTTTCAAGAACTGCGGCGCATGGGTATACCGGTGCAAGAATTTACCCCACATCGCGGAACAGGCGATAAAATAGCCCGCATTAACGCAATATCAGATATATTTAGGTCTGGTATGGTGTGGTATCCCGCTAGTTATAAATGGGCTGAAGAGGTTGTAGAGCAAGTCGCGGCGTTTCCTGCGTCTGACCACGATGACATGGTTGACTGCGTATCTATGGCACTTGCCCGGTTCCGTAGTGGTGGGTTTATACGATTATCCAGTGACGCTGAAGATGAAATCATGCGACCACGTGTTGCGGCTTACTATTAGGAATTATTATGGCAATGGAAAAAGGTTTGTACGCAGCACCACAGGGCATTGATGCGCTAGGTGAGGATCAGACACCTGAGATAGAGTTAGAAATTGTCAATCCTGACATGGTGCGCTTAGATGATGGCAGCATTGAGATTACGATCATCCCTAACAAGAAAGGCGATGAAAGAGACATACCGTTTAGTGCAAACCTTGCCGAACATATTGACGACAAAGAGTTAGCCACACTGGTAGGTGACCTAATTGCCGACTATGACAACGACATCGCGAGCCGCAAAGACTGGGAACAGACGTATACCGATGGTATTAAGCTGTTAGGGTTAAAGTACGAAGAGCGTTCAGAGCCTTGGCCCGGAGCTTGTGGTGTGTACTCCCCATTGATTGCAGAAGCCGCAGTGCGCTTTCAAGCTGAAGCGATTATGGAAACATTCCCAGCCGCAGGTCCTGTCAAGACTCAAATTATCGGCAAGATATCGCCTGAGAAAACAGACGCAGCGCAGCGCGTGCAAGATGACATGAATTACGAGCTGACCGAGATCATGCGCGAGTACCGGTCAGAGCACGAGAAGATGCTATGGAACTTGCCGATTGCGGGTTCTGCGTTTAAGAAGGTCTACTTTGACCCAAGCCTTGGGCGGCAAGTCAGTATGTTTGTGCCTGCCGAGGATGTAGTGTTGCCCTACGGTACGAGCGAGATCAGCATGTGTGAGCGCATCACGCATCGCATGAGAAAGACTAAAAATCAATTGCTTAAACTGCAAGAGTCAGGGTTCTACCGCGCAGATGTTGAGATTGAAGATGGTCCGGTCATGCAGCCCGACGATATCCAGAAAGCCAAGGATCGTGAAACTGGGTTTAGCGCAACATATGATGACCGCCCGCTCTTGCTTGAAATGCACGTTGAGCTTAACTTGCCGGGGTTTGAAGACACGAACGCAGACGGTGAAGAGACAGGCATTGCTCTGCCATACGTTGTGACGCTGCTAAAAGACACCACTACGATCTTATCAATTCGTCGTAACTGGGACCCCGAGTCGGAAGACCCCCGCGCACCGCGCCCGAAAGGGTTTGATGGTAATGATTCTGAGGCGTACCAGCCCAAAGCATCGCGCCAGTACTTCGTACACTACCAGTACGTGCCGGGGTTTGGCTCATACGGTTTTGGTCTGGTTCACTTAGTTGGCAACAGCGCCAAGAGCGCCACAAGCATTACGCGCCAGTTGGTTGATGCCGGTACGCTGTCTAACCTGCCGGGTGGTATGAAGACCCGAGGCTTGCGCATCAAGGGTGATGACACACCAATTTCACCGGGGGAGTTCCGCGATGTGGACGTAAGTTCAGGTACATTGCGCGACAACATCATGCCTCTGCCTTACAAAGAGCCAAGCCAAGTGTTGCTGGGTTTGCGTGGCATCATCATCGAGGAAGCTCAGAAGTTTGCTGCAGCGCCCGACATGAAGATCAGTGACATGAGCGCTAACGCCCCCGTGGGCACAACGCTCGCGCTGATTGAGCGCAACCTGAAGGTGATGTCTGCAGTCCAAGCGCGGATGCACTTCTCAATGAAGCAAGAGTTCAAGCTACTTGCTGGTTTGATCCGTGACTTCTCACCGTCAGAGTACGGCTACCAGCCAGAAGAGGGCGCACGTAACTCGCGCAAGCGCGACTACAGCCTCGTCGATATCATCCCAGTCAGTGACCCAAACGCATCAACGCTTGCGCAGCGCGTAGTGCAATATCAAGCTGTGATTCAGTTAGCGCAAATGGCTCCGCAAATTTACAACTTACCTAAGTTGCATCGGCAGATGTTGGAAGTGCTTAACATCAAGGAAGCCGATAAGCTTGTGCCGCTGGAAGACGACCAGAAGCCCACAGACCCCGTGACCGAGAACATGAATATCTTGATGGGCAAACCCGTCAAAGCGTTTCAGTTCCAAGACCACGAAGCGCACATCCGTACTCACATGGCTGCAATGCAAGACCCCAAGATTGCAATGGTTATGGGGCAGAACCCACAGGCACAAGTCCTTATGCAAGCGGCAAACGCGCATATTACCGAGCACGTGGCGATGGCGTACCGCGAGAAGATGGAACAACAGTTGGGTGTATCACTGCCTAATCCAGAAGCTAAGCTCCCACGTGAAATCGAGTACCAGATGTCTGGGTTAATTGCACAAGCCGCAGGGCAACTTTTGGGCAAAAACCAAGCAGAAGCTCGTGCACAACAAGCCGCACAGACCGCGCAAGACCCACTTGTGCAGATGCAACAACAAGAGCTGCAAATCAAATCTAAAGAAGTAGAAATTAAAGAAAAGCAGATGATGATTGATGCCGCCGACAAAGCCGACAAGATGGCGCTTGAACGCGAGAAACTCAAAGCCGACAACGAGCGCGAGGGTTTAAAACTTGGTCTCAAGTCACAGTACGACCAAGGCAAACTCAAAGCTGACCAAGAGCGTGAAGGTTTAAAAATTGGTGTTCAGGTGGCTCAGAGCAAAGCTCAGATGGCGCATGACCGACAAGCACAACACACAGAACACATGCATCAGGCGTTGCAAACGCCTTTAACCACTAAACAGGAGTCTAAAAAATAATGGATTTAATTGACGTTCTACGCAAAAAACTTCGTGAACGCATGAACGATTTGGCTGATGATGTATCAACCGGTCGCTGTAAGGATTTTGGTGAATACCAAAAACTCTGTGGGGTAATAGAGGGCTTGGCCTACGCAGAGCGAGACCTGCTTGACCTCAAGCAACAACTGGAAGACCACGACAATGAGTGAAATTCTAATCGGGGCTAATCCCGATAACCCGCAAATAGTAGGTATGTACCGATCTGAGGCAACCGCCGATGAAAAAGCAAGTCAACTTCCAAAGCCTTCTGGCTATCACATCCTGTGCGCAATTCCAGAAATGGATGACATGTACGAGAGTGGTATTGCTAAAGCTGACGAAACCAAACGTATCGAAGAAGTATTAACTACGGTGCTGTTTGTGGTTGCACTTGGTGATGATTGCTATACGGATAAGTCACGCTATCCAAATGGACCGTGGTGCAAAAAAGGTGATTTTGTGTTGGTTCGACCCAACTCAGGTAGCCGCTTAGTGATTCACGGACGTGAATTTCGCATGATTAACGAGGATACAGTCGAGGGCACAGTTGATGACCCACGTGGTATTCGCCGCAAATAAGGATTGACTATGGATAAGGAAGAGTTCAAATTTCCAGACGAAATCGAAAAAGAACCTGATGTTGCCTTTGAACTAGAAAGCGAAGATGACAAGGTTGAAATCGAAGTTGTCGATGACACCCCACCTAAAGATAGGGGTCGCAAACCCCTAGATCGGGAAGTTGCAGACCCAACCGACGAGGAGCTTAACGAGTACAGCAAAAAAGTCCAGACCCGGATGAAAGAGCTGACTCATAAGAGCCACGATGAGCGGCGTAAGGCTGAAGCCTTATACCGTGAAAAATCGGAATATGAACGTGTCGCGCAAGCCTTGGCTGCTGAAAACAAACGACTCCAAGAGTACGTCAACGTGGGGCAACATGCCTATATTGATAAGTCTAAGTCGTTAGCTTCGGCAGCATTAAACGCTGCTAAAGCCAAATTCCGAGCTGCGTTTGATGCGGGTGATGCAGATTCTTTGGCTGAAGCACAGCAAGAGATGAACACCGCACAACGGGAATTGGATGAAGCAAATAATTTTAAACCTACCCCCTTGCGTGAACCGGAACAATCTGCGTATACTCAACCAAACGCTGCGCGTGACCCGCACGAAACTCTAGACAACCGTGTTGTGAGTTGGGCAAGTAGTAATCCGTGGTTTCAGCGGCCCGGAGACGAGGATATGACTGGTTTTGCATATAGCGTGCATAACCGGTTGGTACAAGACTACGGACAAGAATACGTCCGCACAGACGAGTACTACAACAAGATTGACGCTGCGATGAAAAAAGCTTTTCCAAAACGCTTTGGTATTGTCGAAGTGGATACGGAAGATGCCCCACCTTCACGGCAAGCCCGTCCCAACAACGTTGTTGCTCCGGCACAACGCGCAACGGCCCCGAAAAAAATTCGGTTGTCGCTTACCCAACAAAACGTAGCCAAGAAACTAGGTATTCCTCTTGAGCTGTACGCCAAAAAAGTAGCAGAATTGGAGGCCCAAAATGGCTGAAAACAAAATACCACGTGAGCTAGAAACCCGCGCCGTTCAACAGCGTCCTCAACAGTGGATGCCCGCAGAGCTTTTACCAGAGCCGGATAAAGAACCCGGATTTGAATATAAGTGGAAACGAGTTTCAATGTTAAACGTTGCAGACCCACGCAATATTTCTGCATCACAGAGAGAAGGCTGGGAACCAGTACTAACTAGCGAACAGCCTAAGTTTCAAATGTTATCCGACCCAAATAGTCGGTATAAAGACAATATTGAAATTGGTGGTTTGTTGCTTTGCAAGCGCCCAGTTGAATTTGGTCAGCAAGAGAAAGCATATTTCGACAAGATTACCAAATCTCAAATGGAAGCTGTAGATAATACCCTTATGCGTCAAAGCGATGCCCGTATGCCGATCTTTAAAGAAAGCAGGTCTTCTACAAGTTTTGGCAAGGGTTCTTAACTTTTATGGAGTTTTAAATGGCTTATCCAATTGTTCCGGGTCCTTATGGATTCAAGCCGTTAAATCTTGTTGGTGGTCAAGTCTTTTCAGGCTCGACACGTAACCTACCTATTCAGTATGGTTATGGCACTAACATTTTTTACGGCGATGTGGTCGCGATTACTCGCGGTTTTGTTACACGTATCACTTTAACCACTGGTGGCTCAGCTTCGACTGGCGCTACTGGCTATGGTTTGACTGGTATTTTCTTGGGTTGTTCTTTTACCGATCCAGTTACTAAACAGAAACGTTACAGCCAATTCTGGCCTGCATCGACTCTGGCTGGTGATGCTGTTGCTATCGTTACTGATGATCCTGACACTGTGTTTAAGTCTGCTGTTGTGACTGCACAAGGTGGCTCGACTATCGGTTCAGTTGCTACAGCCATGATTGGTTTGAACATTGCTGCTTCTGACTTGGCAGGTAATTCAAACACTGGTGATTCGTACAACGCCGTGTTGTCTACCTCTGCTGCTACGACTGCTGCTCTTCCTTGGCGCATCGTTGATATCGTTCGCGATACTTACGTTAACCTTGGCACAGCAACATACTCAAGCGGTACTACGACTCTTACCACTAGTGCTTTACCAAACGCTTTGCCAGTTGGCACTGAAGTTGGGTTCTTGGCATCTAACGGTCAGTACGTTGGTACAGGCTCGTATGTCAGCACTGCTGCATCGGCAGGTGCTACCTCTGTTGTTCTCAATGCTCAGTACGGCACTATGAACGCCGGTGGTGTAGCTGCAACCGCTGCAACAATCCCAGCAAGCTCAACGTTGGTGTTTACCCAGTATCCAGAAGTTCTGCTCAAGTGGAACCAAGGCGTACATGAGTATTACAACAGCACAGCTACTCAAACCGCTTAATTAGGAGCTAATAATGGCTATTTCACGCGCACAGCTACTTAAAGAGCTTCTTCCCGGTTTGAACGCATTGTTCGGCTTGGAGTATGCTCGTTATGGCGAAGAACACAAAGAGATTTATGAAATTGAAACCTCTGAGCGTTCTTTTGAAGAAGAAACAAAACTGTCTGGTTTTTCTGCTGCACCTGTTAAAAACGAGGGTTCTGCCATCGCTTATGACAATGCACAAGAAGCTTGGACAGCACGTTACAACCACGAAACCATCGCATTAGGGTTTTCCCTAACGGAAGAGGCAATTGAAGATAACTTGTACGACTCACTGTCGGCTCGTTATACCAAAGGTCTTGCCCGCGCTATGGCTTATACCAAGCAGGTTAAAGCTGCCGCTGTTTTGAACAACGGTTTCTCTGCTCAGTATGTTGGTGGTGACGGCGTTTCTTTGTTTAATACAGCCCACCCCTTAGTCAACGGCGGCACTAACGGCAACACCCCAACAACCCCAGCAGACTTGAACGAAACAGCACTTGAAAACGCTGTTATTCAAATCGCTGCATGGACTGATGAGCGTGGTTTGCTGATTGCTGCTAAGCCCAAGAAGTTGATTGTTCCTCCTGCACTTCAGTTCGTTGCAACTCGTTTGCTTGACACTGAACTGCGTGTTGGTACAAACAACAATGACATCAACGCCATTAAGAACAACGGTTCGGTTCCAGAGGGTTACACCATTAACCACTTCTTGACCGCAACTAACGCATGGTTCTTAACCACTGATGTGCCTAACGGCTTGAAGATGTTTGAGCGTACACCCTTGCAAAACAGCATGGATGGCGACTTTGATACCGGTAACGTGCGTTACAAATCACGCGAGCGTTACTCGTTTGGTTGGTCTGATCCTCTCGGCATCTACGCTTCGTACTAAACTAAACCTCACTTGGTTTGACCCCGCTCAAAAGGCGGGGTTTTTTATTTATAAATCTGTTGCAATACATTAAAAATGGTGTATTATTTATCGCATCTGGGTGTTTAACCTTATCGCTACTGCCCCAGCAGACGATGCAACGATTGGTAAGGTTACTTTTGCATAAGGAATTATCATGGCACGTAGTACATTTGACGGTCCGATTTTGTCGGGCGACGTTCGTTTTGGTCCATTGCGTAACGTAGGTTATTCGCAGCTAGTCAACAACGTTGATCTTGATTTTTCAAACACAACCGTAGGAACCAGCACTTATTCTGGTTTTTCAGGTCAATTTGTAAATTCAAACGGAATCCCAAACCTTAATGCGGTTGTTTATCAGCCATCCTCAACAACATATCCTGCTGTAGCCCAGACAATCCCTGCTGATACCAACACCAATATTTATCGTGGTGCTGTGTTTTATTTGCCAGTTGGTTGTGATCTCGACAACATTTTTGTTGACGTAGCAGCTTTATACGCCGTAAGTGGTGGTACTGCCGCTGTGACTTCACAGACTGTGTATGTATCAAACAACTACACCGCCGCCGCTGGTACGCCAAACTATTTTGCTACGGGCGCTATCTCTGCCGTGGGTCGCCAAGCATTGGCTACGTTTACTGGTACGCAGATCACTAATCAAACAGCAACATCAACTGATATTTACACAGGCGGCACTCAGCCTAACGTGTCTCAAGTTGTTGTAACCGTTGCGATTGTTGGCACTGCTCTGTTAAGCGCTACTGCAATTACAGGTCGTTACAACTTTACGTTGCAATACAGCCAGCCTGATAACAACATTGGTAACTTGACAACGTACCCATACGGTAACTTTGACTAATTGATCGCGGGGCTTCGGCCCCATTTTTTGATTTAGGAGATCAATTATGACAATGCAATACGATGTTAAGTCCGCACATACAAATACTTCGGCTATTTTAGTCGCAGCACGTTGTCGGCTTAAGCAGATTACATTCAATAGCAATGGCACTGCTGGAACTATTATTTTGTATGACAATGCTTCAGCGGCTTCAGGCAACGTTTTGTGGCAATTTGATTTTGGTGCTAACGTAATTGCTGTTCCTGTTTTGCTTCCCGGTGAAGGAATACTTGCTTACAACGGTATTTATGCTTCGCTGACTAATGCAAACTCTTGCACAATTTGCTATGGCTAAGAAGACCCCCTCTCTTGCTGTTGGTCGCGGTGAAAAGCTGCCGGTCAAGCAGGGGGCGGGTTTAACCGCCAAAGGCCGTGCTAAGTACAACGCTGCAACTGGGTCGCATCTGAAAGCTCCACAGCCTGAAGGCGGTCCTCGTAAAAAATCATTTTGCGCTCGTATGTCTGGTATGCCCGGTCCAATGAAAGATGAAAAGGGTCGCCCAACACGTAAAGCTGCAAGCCTCAAACGCTGGAAGTGTTAAATGGCTATTGAAGACATCACAAAAGAAGAACTAATAGCGTTGTTAAAAGATGTTATTAAGCAAGCTTCAGAAGAAAATACGCTTTCTAACGAAGAAGTTAAATGGGTTCGTTTGGCGATTCAAAATGAAGCTAAAAAATCTGAATATCGTAAAGCCATTATTGAGAAAAGCCTTGGTGGTTTGGCATGGGCTGCGCTCTGCGGTATCGGATACCTTATGCTTGAGTTTTTTAAAACGCATTGGAAATAATTGGGGTAAATAATGCCAAGCACGTCTAAAAAACAGCACAACTTTATGGCAGCAATTGCTCATAATCCTGCGTTTGCTAAGAAGGTTGGTGTACCTCAATCGGTTGGTAAAGACTTCAACGAGGCCGACAAAGGCCGTAAATTTAAAGAAGGTGGCACTATGAAAAGTGATATGAAAGAAGATATGAAAATGGACAAGGCTCAAGACAAAGCCATGATAAAAAAAGCTTTTAAAGAACATGACGCTCAAGAACATAAAGGCGGCAAAGGTACTAAACTTGCTCTTAAAAAAGGTGGCATGGCTATGAAAGAATCAATGGGTCCACGCACAATGGCTAAAGACATTGAAGCCGGTTCAAACAAACTTACAAAGTTTGGTCAAAGTGCTGTTCAAAAGCGTGGCATGACTAAAGGTACAAACCTTGGTGATTCAGGTCCTTCAATGGGCATGATGGGTGGCATGAAAAAAGGTGGCAAAATTAAAAAGATGGCATCAGGTGGCATGACTTCTAGCCGTGCTGATGGTGTTGCTCAACGTGGTAAAACCAAAACTAAATACTGTTAAGGAATTATTATGAAAATGGTTAAAGAAAAAATGGAACCAATGTCTGGTCCTGATATGAAACATCATGATGACTTTATTTCGCAGCATGAGTCAGGCAGCCATAAGCACCATAGCAAAGAGTATGGCAAGCATAGCGCTGGTCACAAGATGCACCGTGACCACGTAATGGCGATGTGCAAAGGCGGTAAGGCTTAATCATGCGAGCCTCTCGCGGAATGGGTGACATTAACCCATCTAAAATGCCCGGCAAAAAGACGATCACCCGCAAGGATGATCCGAACAAAGTCGAGGTATTTAAACGTGGTGGTGAGGTATGGAATAAGCCACGCCCTAGTGGTCTGGGCAAACCTAAAAAGTTAAGTTCAGAAAAAAAGTCTAGTGCAAAAGCAATGGCTAAAGCTGCTGGTCGGCCTTATCCAAATTTGATTGATAATATGCAAGCCGCGAGGAAAAAATGAGCATCATTTTAACGTTAGAGCAAAAAGTTGTTGAAGACATTGTGCATGTTTTGAAACGACTTCCTTTTCAACCACACTTTCTTATTGAACTTGAAGCGCAACTTGAAGCTCAATTAGCATCACCTGTTCAAGCGCCTGTTGAAGCGCCTGCCGAAGCCCCCGTTGAAACTCCCCCAGCGAGCTAATAATGGCCACTTCTGGTCTCACAACGTTTAACCTTGACCTCTCAGAGCTTGTTGAAGAGGCGTTTGAGCGTTGCGGCAAAGAGTTGCGTAGTGGTTATGACCTGCGTTCAGCGCGGCGTAGCATGAACATTCTGACCATTGAGTGGGCAAACCGTGGTATTAACCTGTGGACTATTGAGCAGGGTCAGATACCAATTAACATCAATGCGGGACAAATTAGTTACCCATTGCCAGTAGATACTATTGACTTGCTTGACCATGTGATTCGCACAGGCACAGGACAAAACCAAGTTGATATCAATATCTCGCGTATCTCTGAGTCTACGTATAGCACCATACCCACCAAAAACGCCTATGGGCGTCCGATTCAAGTATGGATAAACAGACAGTCAGGTAATACAAACGCAGCAGCCTCAACCGCTGTAACAGCCGTAGTACAACCTACAGATACAACCATCACTGTTGCGTCTACTGCAAATCTTGCGGCGCAAGGTTACATCAATATTGATGGCGAGACTATTCTGTACCAAAACGTTGGTTCAAGTAACTCAAGCAATGCAAACCAACTGTTAAATTGCTATCGTGGGATCAACGGAACACCGATTACTACTCATGCTGTTAATACTCCGGTGTATCAAACATTTTTACCAAACGTAAACATCTGGCCTACTGGTACTCCCGGTCAGCAATACATGTTTGTTTATTGGCGGCTACGTCGTATGCAAGATGCGGGTACGGGTATCAATACTGGCGATATTCCGTTTAGGTTTGTACCTGCTGTTGTTGCGGGGCTTGCTTATTACTTGAGCATTAAATTTCCTGAAATTGACCAAAACCGTGTGTTGGGGTTGAAAGCAGATTACGAACAGCAATTCCAGTTTGCCGCAGATGAGGATCGTGAGAAAGCATCTGTTCGGTTTGTGCCTCGGCAATTATTTTATTGAGGTGAGTCATGCCCTCTAAATTTGCGTCAGGTAAATATGCGATTGCTGAGTGTGACCGTTGTGGTCAGCGGTACATGCTTAAAGAATTAAAGAAAGAAGTTATCAAGACCAAGCTTTTTCAGATTAAAGTTTGCAAAGAATGTTGGGACCCCGATCAGCCGCAACTACAATTGGGGATGTATCCTGTTAACGACCCGCAGGCTGTACGTGAACCAAGACCTGATGTAAGCTATTACTCAGGCGGTGCAACAGGACTTTATACCTCTGTAAATGCAAGTAACAGTATTAACAACGCAGGATATCCAACAGACGGTAGTAGACAGTTTCAATGGGGTTGGAGTCCAGTTGGTGGTTCTAGTTCGTTTGACACAGCTTTAACGCCAAACAATTTAATTTTGCCAATACAAATTGGTACAGTCACAACTTCTTAGGAGTTTATTATGGGATACAGAAGCGCAGCCGACGGAGTTACCAAGACTGGTAAAACCAAAGGTACAAATTTAGGCGATAGCGGCAAAGAGATTGGCATCGAAAGCGGTGGCAAAGCTAAAGGCGCACGTACAGTAACAGGCGAAGCCATGAAGAAAATGGGTCGCAACATGGCTCGTGCAATGAATCAAAGGGGTCGTTAATGGCTACGCAAATTAAACCTACAACTAAAAACAGTCCTGCTGTTAAAGTTGGTCGCAATCGGGATAATAAGCCCGCTGATGATTATGCACCGCCGCACACAATGTCTGGTAAAAAAGTTACTGGTCAAGAGCCAATGAAAAAAGGCGTATACGTAACTGACAAATCTTCTAAAGAATCAGAGCTTAAAGACCCAGTACCTAATGGTGTAAGTTACGCAAACACCAAAGAACCAAAGACAGATGGCATCACGATGCGTGGTTATGGTGCTGCTACCAAAGGCATTAAATCCAGAGGACCAATGGCGTGAACTATATTCAACTGCAACAGGCGATTCAGAACTACGCAGAAAACACTGAGTCCTTGTTTGTCTCTAATATTCCTACGTTTGTTCAGGAAGCGGAAGAACGGATTTATAACACCGTTCAGATTCCGTCTTTACGTAAGAATGTGACAGGTACTTTGACCCAGTACAACGGCTATGTGTCATTGCCGGATGATTGGTTGTCGCCGTACTCAGTTGCAGTGATTGATGCTTCAGGTAATTATCAGTACTTGTTAAACAAAGACGTTAACTTTATTCGTGAAGCCTACCCCAATGCGGGTAACGCTTACTCAGGTTTGCCTAAGTTTTACTCTTTGTTTGGCTCACAGTACTCAAACATTAACGAACTAACTTTGTTGCTTGGTCCATCTCCTGATGCAAATTATCAAGTAGAGATGCACTATTACTACTACCCGCCAACAATTGTTCAAGGTTTGATTACTAACTTAAGTGGTTCATTTACTGCTGGGTCTGGTTACATCAATGGTGTGTATACCGAAGTGCCTTTGACTGGTGGTAATGGCATCAACGCTACAGCTACGATTGTGGTATCTGGTAATGTAGTTACAGCCATTACGATTAACAGTGGTGGTTCTCTGTACGTGGTCGGCGACAGCTTAGGGTTTGATCCCACAACCATTGGTGCGGGTAACGGTTCTGGTTTTGCCATCACGGTATTTACAATTTCTAACGCTACAGGCACAAGCTGGCTGGGCGATAACTACGACCCCGCATTGTTCTATGGTGCGATGCGCGAAGCCATGATATTTATGAAAGGCGAACAAGATATGGTTGCTTATTATGAGCAAAAGTATCAAGAAGCCGTTGGTCAATTGAATCGTCTTGGTACAGGTCTTGAGCGCGGTGATAGTTATAGAGACGGGCAAGCAAAAATTAAGGTTAACCCATGATCGTACAGACCTCATGCACAATCTTTGGTGTCAACCTGCTCAGTGGGTTGGAGAACTTTACGCCTACTTCGCCGTATGTGTACAAGATTGCGCTGTACAACGCTAACGCTAACCTGAACAACTCAACAACTGCATACTCAGCGGTCAACGAAGTAACCGGCACAGGCTACACGGCTGGCGGTCAAGTTTTAACGCCTGTGACGCTAAGCTCAGACACGGTAAACAACACTGCTTTTGTTTCGTTTAACAACGTAACTTGGAGTCCAGCAAACTTCACAACACGGGGTGCGCTGATTTACAATAGCACCACAGGCGCTGCGGTGTTTGTTTTAAATTTTGGTTCAGATAAGACCCCCAATAGTACATTTACGGTAACTTTCCCAACGGCGAACTCAACTAACGCCATCATTAGGATCACATAACATGAGCGATGAAATTGCAAAACTTGGGGATGCAGTTGATGCAACTGTTACCCGTAACGCTGGAGGCGCTGAGATGTTTGGTCTTCAGGGCGTTTACACAGCAGAATGCTATGACCCACAGGGCAACCTAAAGTGGTATGACGTTATTGAAAACTTGACCACAAACGTTGGGCGTAAAAATTTACTAGACTCGTACTTTGCCAACACGGGCGGCGGCGCGGTAGTCATGGGTTTAAAAGGCACGGGTACGGCTGCTTACGCTGATACACAAGCCAGCCACGCTACATGGCTTGAAGTGGGGAATACAAATGCTCCGACTTATTCAGGTACTCGCAAAACTCCTGCCTTTAGCGCGGCAACAACGGCTAACCCTTCAGTGCTGTCTACTAGTGCTGCTGTTGTGTTTAGCATGACGGGTTCTGGCACGGTGGCTGGTGCGTTCATTAACATTGGTGGCTCGTCTACGATTGACAGCACAACAGGCACTTTGTTCTCGGCAGGTGACTTTACCGCTGGCTCAAAGACTGTAACGTCAGGCGATACAATCAACGTATCATATACATTGTCCGCTTCGGGTTAATATGTTAGGATACACTCTATACTAACTTGTATGGAGTGTAATATGGATTCTGGTTTTATAAAGGTTTGGCGTTCTATGTTTAAACGTTGCTACAACGAGAGCCAAAAATCCTATAAAAATTATGGGGGAAGAGGTATTGTTGTTTGTGACGCATGGCATGGCAAAGAAGGTTTTGCTCAATTTTGTAAAGATATGGGCAAACGTACCGAAGGCGACACAATTGATCGCATTGATGTCAATGGCAACTACGAGCCTTCAAATTGCCGCTGGGCTAACAGAGAAGAGCAGGCCAATAATAAACGCACCAGTCGCTATTTAACAGCTTCTGGTAAGACTATGACATTAGCTCAATGGGCAAGAGAACTTGGTTGCACTCCTTCTGCAATTTTGCTTCGTTTGAAAAAAATGTCTGTTGAAGAGGCGTTAACAAAAGCTGTACCTAAACGACCAAACTCAAAATTAACAATGGAACAAGCAACATATGTGCGTGAACAGTATCCAATGCGTACAATGTTAGACATTGCAAATGAACTTGGCGTAAGCAAAAAAACCGTTCTAAATATTATCCATAACAAGATATTTATTGGCGAACCAAGAGGCAAACACTAATGGCACTCGTTGTCTATGATCGTGTACAGGAAACGACTACCACTACTGGTACAGGATCGGTCACGCTTTTAGGAGCCGTAACTGGGTATCAGACTTTTTCTACAATTGGCAATGGCAACCAAACTTATTACTGTATTGCAGATCAGGGCGGAGCTAACTGGGAAGTTGGGATTGGTACATACTCGACTTCTGGACCAACACTCGCTCGTACAACGGTTTTATCATCTTCCAACGCTGGTGCGCTTGTTACGTTTGCTGCTGGTACAAAGACTGTATTTGTCACCTACCCCTCTGAGGTAGCAGTCTACGCATCAAATTCACCAACTGCGACATATGTGTTAACCGCACAGGGTGCTGGCACTGCCCCACTTTGGGCTGCAAATACTAGTGCGTCAGTTGACCAAGCGTACTTCCTCTCTTTTATGATGGGCTGACATGGCTACTTATACCAACACCTCGTATGCCGCCAAGAACGTTGGCACATCAGCGTCAACACTGACCACGGTAGCTTCTGCAACAACAGCGGCTATTGCCAGTTTGATTGTCTCAAATACAACAACTTCACCGATCACAACAAGTGTCTACTTTACTCGCTCTGCCGTTGATTATTACCTCGTGTTTCAAGCAACTGTGCCGGTTGGCGGATCGCTTGAAGTCATTCAGGGCAACCGGGTGGTACTGATTGCATCAGACGCATTGAAGGTAGTAAACAGCGCAGCAACATCTGGTGATTGTGTAGCATCTGTCTTATTGGCGGCATAACATGGCGTTCATTGGGAATACAAACACTACCCAAGCGTTCACCCCCGCCATTGATTATTTCAGTGGTAATGGCTCAACCACGGCGTTTACATTAACCCGTCCGGTAGCCTCTGTTGCACAAGTGCAGGTGGTTGTTAATAACGTTGCACAGAACCCAAGCTCAGCCTATTCAGTCAGCGGCAACACCATCACGTTTACCTCTGCCCCATCGTCAGGCACAAGCAACATCTACGTCTACTACACCAGCCCGATCACGCAAGTAATTCAGACTTCACAAGGCACGGTTGGTAAGACTCAGCTAGATGTGTACGGCGGCAGCGGTACAGGTGCAATGACTATACCTAGTGGCACAACAGCCCAAAGACCGTCTGCCCCGTTGGTTGGTGATACACGGTGGAATACTACATTATCCCAGCAAGAAGTTTATGTTGGTTTTAGTACTTGGCAGGCGGTTGCTACACCAACATATTCTGTTAATTACCTTGTGGCGGCTGGCGGCGGCGGCGGTGGCGGTGGTAGAGGTGGTGGCGGGGCAGGGGCGGGTGGGTTGGTTGTTTCTACAGGAACAGCAACTGCTGGGACAGCATACACAATTACAGTTGGCGCAGGCGGTGCGGCTGGGGCTGCGGGTGCTACTGGAACATCTGGTACATCTTCTATTATTTCAGGCATATCAGCCACTGCTATTGGTGGTGGAGGCGGCGGTGCTGGGGATAACTCTATTGCCGCTGGTTCTGGTGGTTCTGGCGGTGGCGGTGGCGGGCAAACATCAACTTCCGTATCTGGTGCATCAGGCACTGCGGGGCAAGGATATGCTGGGGTAATAATTATAATAGTCCTAATTATTCAGCTGGTGGTGGCGGTGGAGCTAGTGCAGTTGGGGTAGCAGGAACAAGTTCTGCTGGCGGTAATGGTGGTGCTGGAACTGCTAGTTTAATTACAGGTTCATCTGTAACTTATTCCGGTGGCGGCGGTGGCGGCGGAAGTAACGCAGCCTCTTCAGGTACTGGCGGTTCGGGTGGTGGTGGGAATGGTGGCACTTCAGGTTCTGGTGGAACAAACGGTACGGCTGGTTCTGCAAATACAGGCGGCGGTGGCGGCGGGGCAGGTGGATCAAGTAGCGCCACAGGTGGCGCAGGCGGCTCAGGCATCGTAATCATTAGCTATCTCGGCTCACAACGAGGCTCGGGTGGCACAATTACATCATCAGGTGGAAATACAATTCATACATTTACAACTAGCGGTACTTACACAGCTTAAAGGAGTCCAAATTGGGACATTTTGCAAAAGTAGTAGACGGTAAAGTGACACAAGTTATTGTGGCTGAGCCTGAGTTTTTTCAAACATTCGTAGACACTTCACCCGGCACATGGTTACAGACCTCGTACAACACCC